CGTTGGCAACCCCCACAGACCCCATTTGGGTTTCTGTTTGCAAAGCCGCCGGATGGGACCAAGTCGCACCGGCCAACATCATCCTTATGGCGATGGCAGTCATCGCAGGACGTAACAACCCAAACCCAAGAGACCCGAGGGAAGCATGACAGAGATAAAGATCAACACGCCACGGTTCACCATCACCACAGAGGTGAGCCGCTGGTTCGACATTGAGTCAAACGACATCCACGTCTGGTTCAGTAACTGCGAGTACGGGGTATTTGATAACCGGGCAGCGGCGGAGCGTAACGCTCCAGCAAGATCGCAGGTTGAACGGGCTATCGACATCACGGTCAACGGCCACACTTCGCTGCTCATCCCAGTAACCGAGGTGGTCTTCTAATGCAAGAAACACCGACCAGCCATCTCGTTGCGTGCATCTCCGAGCTACGCAGAGACATCGCAGACGAGAGGGCGGTACTAGCCACGCTCGCTGATGCGAACAGCCCAGCGGGGCTAACAGCGAAAGCAAACATCGTGTGGTCGAAAGTTATGATCGCAGACTTCTATCAACAACTGGAGAGACAATGATGGTGCGGGATTGGCAGATCGATACGTTGCGCGAGGAGTGGAATAAAGTTGAGGACCAACGTCTCCAAGCGATGAGCGATGAGGATCTCGAAATGGAAATCATCGCGATGGCGCAGCTAGACGTTTTGGAAGACCAGATTGAAAGAAGGATCACGAATATGGAATTGAACAAGTCCAGAGGGTTCATTACTTATGACGGCATCTACCAGTGGAACTACAGGGCTGATGACGGGTCGATAACCACGGGTGCCGCTGGGGGCTATGCGTCGCACGCTGAAGCGGCTATGGGCCTCGTGACGTACGTTGAGGGTTTGGAGGACTGATGAGTGTTGAGCGGTTGGCCCGTGAGATCGTTGACGGTTCAGACGGCAGGGTGCCGTGGCCTGAGGCGTACCGGATGGCGTGGTGGGTAACGATGGCCGCGTGGGACGGTGTTCGCCAACCCTAACCCTGAACCTGACGTTGAGGGTTAGCTCCGGGTCGGACCGGGAGAGTCCGAGTCGGACCTTGTAGTTCATTATGCAAGTACCTCGTCCGGGTCGGACTGGAAGCTCGTCCCGGTCCGGCGACCCGCCCTCTCGGTCCGGGCTGGGGCTGAAAAAGAAATCTGAGAAATCTTCGCTTTTGGCGCTTCACTGTCAGACGGGTGTGGTATGGTTATCTACATCAGGCAAGCAGTTGATTGGCACCGGAGTCAAAGCCTGAAACACATCCGGCGCTGCCGCAGGGGAGGGTAAGACACCCCCAAGGGAGACACCGAGGCTCCCGCCACACAACGAACAAGGAGCAAGGCAACATGAAAGAAACAGCGATCCAAGAATACATCCGCAAGAACATGACCGACCAAATGATTCGCGAGGAAGCATTTGAGGACGCGATGTTCCAGATGGCATCAAAGTGCGGATTGAAAAGCGAGGCTATGGACCACGAACTCAAGCGTGACAGTTTGCGCAGGGTGATCGCCATCCGCCAAGCAGAAGAATGGGAGCGGGCAGAATAATACTGTCCCAGCCCCTAGCTACACTTACTACACAACAAACAAGGAGCAGACCAGCATGACCAACGAACAGCAAATGTATCAACTCATCCGCAAACACGAAACGCTGACCCGCATATTCAACCGGGCGATGGCCGCACGAGACTTTGATATGGCTCAGGTTTTCTCCGGCAAGCTGGACACGCTTGACGACCAGATCGCACGGCGGCGCGAAACCCAACGGCACTTTGAGGTTGCCAGTCGTAAGGCATAACTGTCCCACCCCCTAGCTACACTTACTACACAACAAACAAGGAGCAACATGCAGAACGACCACTACACCCGACTTGACCTAAAGAACGATGCGAGCCTCACCGAGGTTGACGTGCAAGGTCAGAGCTTCGTCCTCAAGCTTCACCCTAAGACGGGAACAGCATGGGGGCAGCAGGAGGACCGCTGGACCGCTTTCACCGCTGGCGGCAAATACATCGTTGACGGCAACGGCGCTTCGGTTTCCTTTCATAGCAAGCAAGAGATGCTGGACTACCTCGCTGCGCTTGCAGCGTGAGCTACGGGGCTGGCACCTAATAGTGTCCCACCCCCTCGCTATACTTTGACAACAACAAACACAACGAACGAGGAGCAAAGTGAAAACAGCAAACGTAACGCTTACCGCAGAGCAGACCCGCCTCAACCAAGAGGTCATCGATGTGAACTGGCCGGGCATGAATTACTTCCGGGCGGTGTGCATCCTTGATACGGGTGCGTGGAGCGACGAGGTCATCGGCTGGTTTACTACGGAGGCGGCGGCGATTGAAACGATCAACCACTTTGCGGAGGTCACGAACATCACTGCGGTGTTGAACGTGCGGGTCGCACCGGCCCCATACTACGAAGCGATGATCGACGAGGACTGAACGGCGGGGTGCGCTCCGGGTCCGGGGATAAGGGCCACTGGGCGGTTTCCCCGCCTGAAATAAATATCAAGAAATCTGCCGATGTAGCTTGACACGCTACAGATTGAGAGTAAGCTATGCACATGGAAACAACCACAACAACCCCAGAAGCCACCCGCCAGCACGCCCTGCAAATAGCAGGTTGGTTGCTAGAGGACGCGATGCGCGACATCGAAAGCTTCCCCGGCGGCTCAAGCCAAGACTTCAACGAGCAGCGTGCAGCAGACGCACGGGTACTCATTGCAGCCCTGAGCGCCTAACCCACCCACCACCTTTCACAACAAGAAACAAGGAGCAACATGCAAGTACACCCTGAACACCTGAAGAACCGGGTACGCCTAGCGATTCGCATTGCGGACGAGGCCACCCGCTGGAACATCCGCAACGAGAACCTTTACGGGTTCCCGCTGGACGGTTTGATCTGGACCCGCATTTGCGAAGCGGCTGGCATCAACCGCCGCCCCTCTACCGATACCATCTCGGCAGCAATTGCGATCCTCGTATCAAGGCAGGTGGCACGATGAGCTTGCCTTGCCGTATCAAAGACTGCGCAACCTGCGCAGAGTTGCATCGGGCTGAAGCGCAGCGCAGCGATGCCGCAGAGGTAGCGGCGGTGCATAAGCGTTACGACAGGCTGCTCAAAGACCTCCACGCGATGCACGACGATTTGCTTGACGTGCATAACGAGGGCGCAGGCACCTTCACGCAAAGCGACCTCGAAACAATTGGTGTCGCGATGGAGATAGCTGAAGCGGTCTTGGACGCGAAGCTCACGATGCTTCAAGTCTTGCGTCTCAGCGGACGCGTCTAGCGAGGGTGGTACGGTGCGACTATGAGGAAACTACTACTACTGCCCATCCTACTCTTGGCCGCTGGGTGCGCTGACTACGACAGCAACAGCTACGACGGCGGCGGCTTTGACAGTGGGATAACCGATTCCGATCTCAGCGAGTACGCGAGCTTGCAAGACTCATGGGACGAGGAAGACATCGAAACCCAAGCAAACGTGTGCATGGCTATCGACATCGATCCGTCAATAGCAAGAACAACCGCTATCGAAAACAACGTCGACCCAGACGTTGCCGAAGCCTTCTTCGAAGAGGTATGCCCGTGACCTCCCAGCATTTCTGAGAGTCTGGTTTACAATTAGTGGATGGCGACACCTAACGCGATTGAGCGGCTGGTATGGGGGCAGAACGTCAACACTTGGTCACGCCTCGCACACCGCGCTACGCAGTGGAAGTACTTCACGCTTCCTTCTTGTAGCAGGCTAGAACTCTGCAAAGACCGGACAGTGGCCATTGCCACCGGCACGGTTCAGTGGCCGCAAATGTTTATCGGGTTGACGACCCGCCCGTTCTCCCCGGACGTTGTCGGACCGACAGGAATTTCAACCGGGACATTCATGCAGCAGGGGACGGATAAAAACCGCACGCTGACCTACGGCGGGGGTTACGGCAAGTGGGAACAGGCGCGTACCCTCATCCCCCTGCCTGCTTCAGGCGAGTACTACACGCGTGGTTGGCCTACGCCTAGCTGGGACAGGCACGCCGTTATTAGCTCCCCGGACGGGACGGTCCACGAGCTAATCCAGTTCGACCCGCTCGCTGCGCCAGCGTTACCGCCTATCCCTAATCAGGCGCTCATGTGGGGCCGCTGGTTGGACGGTGTGTGCGTTGAGGGTAAACCCTGCACCGCTACGGGCTACGCCCACCATATGTACGTGTGGACCCCGTGGTCGCAGACTGACCCGCATAGCCTCTCTATCGTCCTCCCGGACTATGTGGGAGCGGACGGGACGCTCGCTACTGGGCCACGGGCGGGCGGCAAACTCATATTGGACCGTGGGTCTGATTCGTATCAACGGATGGTTGCTCTTGGCGGCGAGTGCCGCGCGCTTGCTGAGGCGGCGGCGTTGTACGGGTTGAGGATCATCGACCGTTCAGGGTTTGTAAACAACGACCCAGCGAAACCATTGCAACCGCACATCCAAATCCAAACAGGTAACACTTGGGTTGGGTCGAACGTCGGCAAGTTCACTTTGCTGATGACAGACTTGTTGGAGGCTGAAGAAGCATGAACGGTTTGTGGTTAGCGGCGGGTCTGATTTTTGTTGTATGGGGAGGGGTAGGTCTTTTGGTGTGCAGTGTTGTGCTTCACGCGTACTTGACTCGTCTCGCCCGGTTTGGTTTCACAATGATTGCTTTAGCATCATGGGGAATTGCTATCGGTGCCGTATTATTCGCACACGGGTTTGTTGCTGAGAGCTACGAACTATCGGTCTCTGTGGCGTTTGCTGTTTGTATAGCGTTCGGGATTTGTTGTGTGGCGTTGTCCGCTTCGCTTGAAACTCTGCTGATGAAAAAGCAGTGTGAACTAATGGAACAGATAGAACGGGGCGACGAGTGGCTGAACAGTTTGGAGTGACAACGCTAGTGGCGATTGGTCTTGGCGCGCTAACAACGGTCCTCACTTATATTGCGGGTCGTAGACCTTCGCAGGCTGACTATGCGGAAAGGTTGTTGAACGCAACAGTCCCCGCAGCGGAGATGCTCGGCAAGCGGCTGGCGGCGTTAGAAGTTGATCTTGGTAAGAGCGAGTCGCGTTACGACCGGCTTGAAGCGAAGTCGTCTGCTGAGGCTGCTCGGTGTAACGAGTTAGAACGCAGGTTTGTCGCACTAGTAGAACATCTCAAACAGGTAAACGTGCCGATGCCGGATTCGCTTGTGGATTACAAGCGGACCGCACGGACCCGGAAAACTGACGAAGAGGAAACATGAAACAGCTACTTGTACCAATCGTTGAGAAGGTGTTATCGCAGTTTGTCCAAGCGTTCGTCGTGGCCCTGTTTGGCGGGATGGCCTTTGGTTGGACGGCGGTGCAGTGCGCAGCGTTGGCTGGGGTATCGGCGGTTATAACGCTCGCGTTGAACTCGGTGAACTCGGCGGTGATCCCTGTGGGGATGCCGTTTTACACGGACCTGACGTTGCGGGTGGCCCGGTCCGGTGCGTCGGCGTTTCTCGCGTTCATGGTAATGGCCCCGGTGCTGGACGTGCAGTCCGGGGACTTCTGGAAGGCCGCGCTTGGCGCTGGCGCTGTGGGCGCTGTAGCGGCGCTGAAGGCGCAGGGCGCGCGGCAGGTAGGTGACCCGCAGACGGCGGCGCTACTCCCAACGTGGGGCGCTACGGTGGCCCCTGAACCGATGGCTGACTAGAACGCACAAAACCCCCCGCTCAAAGCAGGGGGTTTTGTTTGGTCGGTATAGGGCAGGAAAAGTTCGGGGTGTGATCTAGCTCGGGCCTCAGTCTGGCGGCAAGCCAATGAGTGAATCTTTACTAGCACCCTGTCGCAGGTCGTTGTCCAACTACCTCGCCGCAGTCAGTACATCAGGCGCAGTCGCTGGTGTGGCCCCCGATGCCTCGGGTGGACTCTTGCCGGGTCCGTGGCCTGTAACCAGTTTACAACCCTGAGTGGGTTGCCCTGATGTCTCTACGGTTCTTTCTTCAAGGTTTCAAGGCTTGAGCAGAATGCGATCTCCTTTGCGTAGCACCGATGTACCTTGCTCACGTTGATGCCTCCACCAACGCTTTGATTGACTGTTACTGCGTCTCTCCCCGCCGGGGGGTCGCACCCCGTCACACTCTGCTCAAGACTTGAAGCCTTGAAGTTGTTTGCCTGTTGTCTCTCAGGCTTTGCCGTTGCTTTCTGTTCCTCGGCTGGAACCGTCACCGTGATGTGTAGTGGTGCGCTACTGCCACCTCGCCGTTTTGTTGAGCCTTGGGTCTGGCTCTGGCGGTGGTCGTTCTCTGTTGGTTTGGTTAGTCTAGGTGGTGTTGCTCCTTTGTTCCGTTGTGCTGTTCCGTTTCCTTATGTGTAAGAAGATACTACAGGTGCTATTAGCAAAGCAAGTCAATGTGGAAGATTTCTTGATATTTCTTTTTGGCCCGAGTCGGACCGAATAGTTGCATGATGAACTACCTCGTCCGGGTCGGACTTCCCGGTCCGGCAAAGCCATCACCGGACCGGGAACGCACCGCAGTACAATGGCCACATGGAACAACTCACGGCTGAAGACCTAGACCGCTACGTTGACCTCGTAGACCACGAGCTGTACGCCCGCCAAGGAATCGTCATCCACGCCGGGGCGTTCCCGGACGACAACGCCCCGCACGGGATGAACGACGAAGAGGAAATGGTATGAGCCGCACCACCGCACAACTACGCGTCCTCTGGTCGCCCGCCTGCACAGGGCCATTCGCATCCGTTCCCCTGTTCGGCGGCGCTTCAATAAGCGTCCGGGCTTCGACCGTCGAAGCGTGGCAAGCGCTCAACGCCGTTCTTCAGAAGTGGGAATACAAGGCCACCCCGCCTGACTGCGGTGCGTACAACTGCCGAGCCATAACGGGCGGCACGCAGTACTCCCTGCACGCCTACGGGATAGCGGCAGACATCAACTGGCAGCAGAACCCCTACGGGCCGGTCCTGATAACAGACATGCCTCGTGGGATGGTCGACGAGATCAAAGCGATTAGAACAAACAACGGGGTCAACGTGTTCCGTTGGGGCGGAGACTACAGCGGCAACAAAGACGCGATGCACTATGAGATCGTCGCTTCGCCCGCAGAGATAGCAACAGGAATAGCAACAGGGTCACAACCGATCCCAACACCGGAGGATGAAATGGCAAGCAGTTATCTAAGAGTAAATCAGCCGGGCGATCCCAGCCACGGGCGAGTCGAAGTGATCGACGATTTCAACCGTCGTTGGATCTCCCCAGAAGAGCTACAGCTACTGGTGTTCTTTGGGGCGAAGGTGCAGGACGTAACTCTCGCAACCTTCACCACGCTGACAGCTAACAAGACGGTCAACCCAATTGTTGTCAGCGGTGGAACCAGCACAGCGCCAACCGCTCAGGCTAACGCTACGGCTACTGCTGACCTTATTGCGCAACGTTTGCAGTCCTAATGCCCAAGGGTAACAGGATCGTTCTATACGTCGACGAGGGTGGGCTGTGG